TGCTTCTGTTCCTAACTTAGCTATAGCATCATCAGAAAAAGTTTGTAAATAATTATCTGCTATAGGACTATTCATAATAGTTTCTAAATTAGCTTGTCCTAACGGATTTAATGTTTGTGGTATAGAAGTGCCTGTTACAGTTGGTCCAGCTTGAAGTGGATTAGCTAAAGAAGGAGTAGTCGTAGCAATGTTTTGTGTTACAGCACTTTCTAATGCTCCTGTTGGTGTGTAATTTAAACCTGTTGTAGGATCAATAGGAAGACTAGATGTTGGAGTAGTTAAAGCATCTTTTCCTATTTGTACATCTCCAGCTCCTCCTAGTATTCTTGAACCTAATCCTGCTGTAAGTCCTGCTTTTAAACCTTCTTTAATGTCACCTGTTACTGCTGTTTGTGCTAAACCTGCACCTATTCCTGTTGCTGCTGCTGCTGACAAACCAGACGCACCTATTAAACCACCTAATGCTCCAGCTCCTGCACCTGTAAGAAGAGAACCACCTGCTAGACCTCCTAATAAAGGTGCTAGAAATGGTAAGAAAGCTTCTGGTTGTCCAGTTTGAGGATTAACTGTTATAGGCATGGCTGATGCTAAACCTTTAACCTCTGCTGGATTAACGTGCAGTAACATAGAGTCGCCATAACGACCTTGTGCTGCTACGTTTTTAGTTTGTTGTTGTATATCCATAGTATCTCCACCTTGTTGCATAATTCTAATATCGCTTCTACCACCCATTCCTGTGCCTTCTAAAGGTCCATAATAACCCATAAAGTTTCTTACTTGACTATAAGGATTAAATCCTGCTTCACCTATACTAGATAAATATTCACCAAACTTAGTCAATCCTTGTGCCTTTGTTGACGGCTTAAAATCGTATATATCTTGTATTCTATAACCACCACCTTCTTGTGGTATGGCTGAAGCTTGACCTAAAAAAGTTTTTAAATTGTATGCAGGATTTTGTAATTTATTAAATAATCCTAATAAACCCATACTTCCACCTACATCTGCATATTGAGCACCTTTTTCAGTAGTTTCATAATCTTTATACTCAATAGCATAAGGATTTAAACCTGATGCTTCTTTTTCAGCTATTCTTTCTGGTGTTTGACTTCTAGCTATAACTTTTTTTAAAGTATCTCTTTCTTCTTTTGATAAATCTTTTTCTGTTCTATCTTGTCCAGGACTAAAAATTTGCCTTATATTTATAGGTAAAAAAGATTCTTCTTCTGTAATAGAAGGTTTTACAGTTTCTTTTTTTTCTTTTTGTTTTGATTTTTCTTCTATTGTTGTAGGTTTTTTATCTGCAAATGGATTTAAACCTGAAAAAAATTCTAATAATTTTGGATTTAATTTTGTAGGGTCATTTGGATCACTTAAAGCAGAAAGTCCAACACCAGGAGACTCTTCTATTTTTTTTCTTAAAGATGACTCTTTATCAGTAAGCGAAGATAATGCCTCTCCAAAAGGTCTGCCTGTCATAGGAGTTGGTGAGCCTTTTTTAAAGTCAAATAGTTTTAAAGTGTTACCAGCTTTAATTTTATTAATATCTTTAATATTATTTAAATTAGCTAAATATTCGACATTAGTATTATACATTTGAGCTATTTCACTCAAAGTATCACCTTTTTTAATTTTATGCTCTGTAGGTATAAACACTATCTTTCCTCTAAGGTTTCACATCCAAACACATTAAAACTCATATCAACCGCACTTGTATAAACCTTTAATACATCTGTTTGATTAAGGGTTATACCTATAACTATAGCTAATGAGTCGTTAGCTGCAACTGATTTATCGTAATATAAATACTGTTTATCATCCGCAGTTGCACCACCAACATGAACACTCAATCTAAATGTTATAGCTGATCCTGTGCGATTAGCTGCCACAATAGAACTAATTGTAGTCTGTGTCATATCTGGCACAGTATATAAAGTTGTTGTTGTAGTAGCTGCTGGGTCTACTTGACCTAATACTTTTAATATATCAGCCATGTTTTATTCCCATTAATAAAAATTGTTTGCGTATAGCAGATTTACTAGTAACTGAATCTTGTAATCTTTGTATATTAATAATTTTAGTATTAATACTTTCTATTGCTTGTTCTATTGTTCTTCTTGTTACTGCTTCATTATTAGAATCATATTCTATATCTGCTGCTGGTAATGCTAGCGTTTTGATTTCAGCCATTATCTTTTCCCATCTGGTCTAATCTCTAATCGTAAATCACCTAATCTCCAACCATAATTATTTGATGAATTAGATATTCTAAGTGCAGCTTGTCTAGTTCTGGCTCTTGTATTTTCAAATGTAGAAGCTGGTGTTACGTTAATAGTTTGTAAAGTAGATAAATCTTGCAAAGGATAGTCTCTGCCTTTAATAGTAAAAGTAACACTATCACTTGTTGATTGTTGATCTCTAAACTCTACATCAGGTATTAACTTAGATATGAATGTAAACCTTTCACCATCTGGAGCTAAATCAAAATCACTAGACTCTATATATGCTGTAAATGCTTCACCATCATTACTGTGTCCTTTTTCTTGATTGTAAAGATAATTAGTATTACTACCTGTTGTTTTAGCAGCAGCTAATGGAAAATCAAGTGAAGGTGCTTCTATCCATGCTGTTCTTGTAAATCCATCAGATGTTGTTCCTATAGACCATGTATTTTCTAAATAGTTATATATAACATATTTGTCTATTTCCATACTGTTAGCTGAAGGATAAAACCAAATAACTTCATTGTTGTTTTCGTTTGATGTGCCAAATACTTTAAATTGTTGACCTAAATTTATATCTGAATAAATGTGATCTAGTACAGTACAAGCCAGTCTTTGTGCATTTCCTGAATATGAATAAAATCCACCCCTGTCCATAAAATAAACTCTATTGTTAGCATTTACAGCAGCATTAGGAGATATAAGTGAAGGACCTTGTGCAACCTCTGCAAAAGAGAATATAAATGGCTCTCCTACAAAACGCATAGAAACTATACCTACATCAGTCCATATAAGTATTTCTTGTCTTGTTCTTAAAGCACCTATTATTGTAGAACCCTGTGATAATTGAACACCACCAGCTTGATTAGTTGATGTAGGTGTCCAATCAATAGAACTTTCTTTATCTGACCATCTAACTAATAAAGGGTCTGAAGTTGATCCACCAATAGTATTAGCTCCAAAACAAATTATATGTTTATCTAAATCTGACATCATTATTTGTAAAGCAATAATAGGTGGATTGCTTGCACCAGCTAAATCTTCAAAAGCTACTGCTCTTTGTGTAGCACCTGCACTTTCATCCCAATAAAATATACCACCACCTCTAATACAAGATATTAGATCATCTCCAAAATTATCTTGTGACCACAATCTTAATTGACTAGAAGCTGATATAGGACTAACTGATCCCCACGTTCCTGAACTCCAAGTTCCTGAACCCCAACCAGTTCCTTTTACAAAAACATCTAATCCTATATTAATTTCATAAGAGCCATCTACTCCTGAACCACCATTACCTGAATCGCTTGCATTAGCAGTTACTGTGTCTCCTGAAGTATCTTTAGCAATAATGTTGTATGTATTAGCAGTTAATACAGAATTGACTGTATATTCTTGATTTAAAACATCAGCAGTTATATTACCGCCTAATGAAACTGCTTGTGCAAATGTAACAGTATCACCTTGTGCAGCACCATGACTGGAATCAGTAACTACTACTGTTGAAGAACCATCAGTTGCTGCAAATGTAATAGAGTTTGTACTAGTTTTTCTTATAGGAGTTATATTGTTAAAATTATCACCTTGTTTTAAATAATATTTTAAATGTGTTCCTACACCTACATAATCTGTTTGTCCTTGGTCTCTATAAGAATGTAAGCTTCTGCAAGTGCCTTCAAAAGAACTTAAAGTATTTTTATCCCATCCTGCTATTTTTTCAGGTCTTCCTTTGCGAAATCTTATTTTATCAGAGTCAAACCAACCACCTTCATTAGAGTAGTTAGTTCCTTCTTTATCTATTCCTGGTTTAAAAACATATTTAGCTAAAGGCATCTCAGACCTCAATCCATTCTTTACCTTCAAAAAGCAATGCTTCTGCTTCTCTACGTCTAATTAATCCTTGCAATGTTTCTCCTCCAGCTTTGTTCCATCTTTTTATTTGTGATGGTGTTGTATGATAATCACCTGCGTTAAGTAATTTTAATAATGTTGATTCACCAAGATTAGTTGGTCCTAAGTTATAAACCCAACAAACCAAAGCATCAAACTGACATTGTTTTAAAGATACTGTAACCATGTCGTTTATGTAGCCTTCGTATTCAGGCATTTCTTCTTGTAATAAATGTTCGGCTTCGTCTTGGTTTATTTTGTCACCTTCTCTAACTTCTTTAGTATGTCCGTATCCTATAGTCCAAACACCTACAGAATCTTGATAAGCTTCTAATTCGCAACCTTCAAACTTTTTAATTAAAGCTATCCCTTCTTGTGATATGTTCATATTACTCCCCTGTTTCAGGTTTATTTGTAGTAACTTTTCTATAATAGACCACAACCTGTTTAAGTTCATTTATATATCTCTTTAATTCCTGCATATTGTAAGACATGAGTTCATAATCAGGTA